CACCTGATTTATGCTGGTAGAGGAATTTGAATGTTGTACCTGAGTTGAAGTGCTTGTTGAGTGTAAGAATGTGACTGCGATCCCACAACTCCAATATGACAGGATGCAATCCAAAATCTTGGTACATCATCATCTTGAACCTATGAGCTGACTCGAGTTGACTTTTGTCAAAAGCACTAAGGTCAACTTCCACCAGGCTTGCCTTTTTCAGCTCCCCCCGTGGGATCCTATGTAGGTGGTAGTTAATGGCCGCATCCAGATTGGTGGAATTGCGGCTCCAAGGTATCACAACCTGTGGCAGTAGAACAGACTCGATTCTTTTCTGGAGACCCTGAATGACGTGCGACACGATAGCCGTGACTATCGGTGCTGAAGCCAGGACGACCTGCGGTTTTTGAATTTGAGACTGGTGGGCGGTAGTGACGGTAGTTTTTGGGTTGGTTTTCAAGGTCAACTCAAAGACATTCATGGGCTGGTCCTCAAGGGCCAATCCGATGCGTTCTTCACCGGCGTCTATTAGTTGGATTAACTTTGAAACTTTGCAGTCTCCGTCCAACTTCTGCAACCACCTTTTCAAACCCTCCGGATTCACACCAATCGGCTGCTGCCTAAACTCTTCCAACTTTTCCTTAACCTCAGGCACACACAGGTACTTCAGGAAAGCATCTTGAAGAATAACAGCCTTGTCAACAGGGTCGACCCCATTTGTGAGGATCGGGGGATCAGCGTTCCTTTTGTTGACCCCAGCCATCATTGATTTAAATGTATTGGGATATGGTCCCTGGACTCCTGTTACAATAGCAGGTACTGTTTTTACTGGCTGCTTTATGATGGAATTGACTGATGACAGTCTCAGTGAAACCTGTGTAGTTCTGATATTGGTGTCGTCTAGTTCTGTTTGCAGATCGTCCCAGGTGTTGTCAATCGTCCCGTTTCCGGGTGTAATCTTATGTACATATTGCCTGACCACCTCTGGGGCCGTCGCGGGGTCAATAGTCCTCAGGTTATCTGGCTGTGACAGTGGTTGTTCAGAATACACGTAGTATGGAGCAAAATAGTCTGGGGTTGTCTCAAGGTGCCGGTTATGAAAGAGCAACTTATCTAAAATCACTCCTTTACTTCCTGTTTGTTCAAACTCCGCATTTGGTACATTCTTCAAGATAATACCATCAAAAGGTTGTGCCACCGAGGCATGGACAGATGGTTTGTATATGTCCGCCAGTCTCCCTCCATCTTTCTTCAAGACCAATCCCAGCTTAGCAATCAATGTGTCACTGACATTGACATGTCGGGCACAAACTGTCTTCTTCTTGAACAGTCTAAGTCCGAAGAATCTTTCTGACTCAAAAGCATCAAAAATACACAGTCCCTTACAGTTATGCTTAACTGCCACACTATCCGTGGATGGATTTGCATTTTCCACTCTTTTTATATAACCACTTGCACTCTCAGGACCGAATCTACGGGTGACCCAAGCTATAGTTTCAGGAAAGAAGTCAGCACCTCGGACGTAGGCAATTGCAGCGAGATCACCGGCATACAAACCCATCTCACTAAAAACAGTCAAACATTTAGCATAGTGTTTGACAAGAAATTGAGTTTTTACCTTGTCTTTGGAACTGCTGTTTCTAATTGGATTGGCTGCCAGTCTTGATATAGGCAGTGTTTCTTTGTCCCTAAATATGGGTTCAACTTGAACTCCCACCAAACCTGGTTTTTCTGCAGCCACTGCCTCAACTACACCCTCAGCAGTGGTGGGAATCACCATTTGAAGCACAGCAGAATAGAAACCTGGTGGCACACACTCCAGCACACCTCCTTGATCACCGAGCATGACCCCGTCTGTAATCTGCAATTTCTTAACAGCTGCCAGGAGAAACCTTGG